TCATTGTGCGCCCCACATCTTCTCGAGCAGTTCATCGCAGTTTGCCGCCGGCACGCGCTTGATCTGGTCTGCCCGGCGCTGCGCCTCCCGGCGCCAGCTGTCGGCATCCATGCGGGCGCGTTCACCGGCAGCGGAGGCGGCAGATGCCGCGGCTGACTGAGCGCGGATTTCGCCACTCTGCTTTTCCAGCGCCAACTCAAGCGTGTGTTTGTCCTTGATCAGCTGCCGCTGCTCGACCGCGTGACTTGCATCCTTCTGCCAGCCGCGAACCAGCCAGGCGCCAGCCGCCCCCAGCGCAGCGCTGGCGACCAGTGCGCCAGCAGCAATGTAGATGCGGGGATCCATGTTCACCACCAGCGAATCACATACAACAGCGGGGTGGCCGCCAGCATGAGAATGGCCATGCCGATACACCAGCGCAGCCAAGGTGAGAGATCGGTGTTTAGCTCAAGCCCAGTGCGTGTCATCTTGAACAGTCCTTTGCTATACTTACGCAAGATTCAATCCTTTCCGATTCAAAGGGTTGGAGATAAAAACCCCCGCGCTGCGTCAACAGCCGGGGGTTTTGCTTTTCAGCGCAATTCGGCCACGGCGGCCGGCTGCAGATCGGCGGGCAGCGAGCGCATGCGGCCTTCGCACAGCGCGCGCTCTTCCTTCCGGCGATTGACCAGGCCCTGCACGCGCTGGCCTTTGACGAAAACCCACTTGTCGAGCTCGGCACACGCGCCGGGCCAGTCGCCGGCATTGGCCTTGCGCACCAGCTGCGACTTGCAGGCGGCAGACACGCCGACGTTGTAGGTCCAGCTGGTCAGCGCGGCGAGCTGATGCGCTTCCGCCGGGGCGGTCAGGCAGCGGGTCAGGCCGGCGTAGTGCTCGGCCATGCTTTCCTGTAGCCACTGCTTGCAGGTTTCATCGCTGTAGCGCTGGCCAGTTTTCACCCTGGCACCCGTCTGGCCATAGCAGGCGGTCGGGATGCCTGCCAGGTCGATGTAGGTGGCGTTGCGCTTGCCTTCCCACTTCATCACCAGCGGGGAAGCGAGCGCCAGCGCGGCCAGGGCAAGGGCCGCAGCACCTCGGCGCGCGGTCATGAGCGCCCCCGGAGCGCAGCGCGCAAGGCGCGGGCACGCTCTTTCCAGCGCGGCCAGTGCGTCCAGACGGCGTCAACCATTTGATACAGCAGCCACAACAGCGTGGCGTACTGGATCAGCTCAGGCACGCCGATGCCGGCGTAGAGCGCGCCTGTCACCACCACTGGCGGGGCCGACTTGACCATGCCAGAGGCGACGGCGGCGCCAGATGCGATTTCTTCTTTCATGCGCGGACTCCAGACGCAAAAAAGCCCGCACACGGCGGGCTTGAAAACAAAAAACCCCGCAAAGGCGGGGTTGGGGTAATTTGACAAACATATAGCATGGCGACGCCAGTTTGTCCACGCATTGCGATTTCCTTGCCCATACATGACCGCAGTCTTATATTCCCTATGAATCACAAGGGAATGCGATGACAAAACGTGATGTTATGCCTGCGGAGGCTGTCTACCAGAACTTGCACCGACAGGGCTCTTGGCCCATGCGGGTTTTGACTCGAGGGCTGCAAACGCTTGTGGCGCTGGCATTCCCCGCGTTCATGCTGGCAATGGGTGTTTTGCTGCTACCGATCTTCATGCTGGCCTGGCTGCTTGAGGCTATTCCTGCGCTTCTCGCGCGATGGCGCGCATAGCCCTACGCTCCTCATAACGATCCTGCCGACCTGAACGACTCATGGCCGCGCGCACGTCGCGGCCATCCACCTTGTCGCGGCTATAGTCGTGCTTGCCGTTGTAGGCCTTGATCGCGTCGCGCGCCTTTTTGATCGCATCCTGGTCGCGGGCCTGCGTGGCAATTCCAAGATCGCGCAGCAGCTCTTGCTTGCGCTGGCCCAGCAAAGTCTGCTCGGTCTTGTCGTCGCGGGAAAAGTCCACCTCGCGCGCAATATCGGCCGGGCGGAAGCCTGCCGCCTGCAGCACAATGTCAGCAAAATCGGCCTGCACCGGCTTGCCATCCATGCCAATGCGCTGGACGCCCTTGCCATCACGCACCCCGCTGCTGGCAATGCGCCCAGCCTTCACGGTGTTCTGCAAGAAGGTCGGCAGCGCCTGCATGACGACATCAAAGCCCTCTCCCTGCTCTGCCGCATCCAGCGCCCGGGCGGCACGATCACTGAACATGCCGACCGCGCCAGTTTGGGCAAAGACCAGATCACGCAACTTGCTTTGCATCTTGTCGCCGGGTTTGCCTGGGTCGCGCACAAACAGATCCTGCATGCCGATCCGGCCGGTAATGTCCATGCCGATGACGGTTGGCAGACCCTTGGCGAACACATCAGCTAACTCCGCATCATCACCAATTGACTTCGCCAGATCCCGTGCAACCTGCCGAAGCTCCTTATCCCAGTCCCATGCTTCATCGTCATCCGCGCCCATTCCCATCATGAACGCCTGCATCAGCAATGCGCCGATGGTTGCGCCGGCCCACATGCCTTTACGGCCACCGATTGCCTTGCCGGCCAGTGCGCCCGGAACGGCTGCGGCCAGAGCCACCGGTGCCCCCAGCATGCCAGCCAGCCCAAGCTGCACCAGCGTCATACGCGTGAGGAAACGGCGAGCCTCGCGCCGCTCAGTTGGTGTCAGCCCGCTGAGCGACTGCGACAACATGCGCCCCTGCAGCGACACCAGGTTGAAGGCGTAATTCTTGAACAGGAACAGCACATGCCCCAATGTGCCCTGGGCAATGGTCGGACGATTCTCGATGCTGTAATCAAACTGCGTGTCTTTCAGCGCAGCAGTCACTTCGTCCACCAGTGACTCCATGCTGGCTTGCGGATTGGCTTTCTTCGCCAGCCGATAAGCTGCCAGCGCCACAGTGTCACGGTTTGCAACTTCGGACGCACGCATGAAATAGCCCATCCACAACATGGCTCGGTCGATGCCCTGTCCGATCTTGGACGTGGCGGCCACTTGCCCGGATTGTGCTGCACGCAGCAAATCCATCGCCGCCGACATATCGCGCAGCCCCAAATCCTCCAGCGCCTGCAACATATCGCGCTCGTCCTGCGCCAGATTCGGATTGCGCCCGGCATCCATCAGGAACTCCGCACCCTTGCCAATCCGCATCGTGCGCAGCATCTGAGCACCCGCGCGGCCAAGTTCGGCGACAGCTGCACCGGTTGAGTATTTAGCGGCCAGCCACGGATAGGCCAGCGTTGGCACTTGCGAAAGGTTGACCACGCCAGTTGAGAGATTAAGGCCCATCGCGAAGACAAAACCTGCGCTATTGAGCTTCATCACCCACGGGGCCACCGCCTGGGCGGCGCGCTCCTGTCGATCGACGAGGCCGTTTACCACATCTTGCAGCTCAATGCGTTCGTCTTCCCGGGTGGCCTTGGCCTCCTTCATGGCATCCTGCATGGCTTTGTTGATCGCGTCGCCGTGCTCGAGGCTGGCAATCATGCGCGCGCTGTTGCCTATCACTCGGGCATAGTTGCGCATCGCATCACGACCGGCACCAGGCGTGCCGGCTCGGTGCAGGAAATTCTTGCGTGCAGCCGCATCGGGCAAGTGCTGAATGAACAGCTGATTGATCTCGTCCAGCAGTTGCTGCTCGGCGGCCGCCGGCAGCCCTTGCGACTCGACGGCCGACGCAATGCCGCGGACAAGCTCCATGCTCACGTCCGCCTTTTTCCGCGCCTGATCACGCGCAAAGAAGGTCGCATCGGCGTAGCCACGATTGCGCAGATACTCGGCCTGCGCTGCAGCTTCTTGCTGGGTTTCGGCGTGCAGCACCACGCGGCCATTGCCATCATTGCCGACCACCACATAATCACCGGCACGCCCCAGCGGAAAGTACACGCCCGTTGCCGTGCGCTGGTCGTATTCATCCTGGAGCTGGCGGATCAGCTTCGCCGCCGATGGCCCGCCCTGCAGATCGCGGTTGATGCGGTCAACCAGCGCCTTGTGGGCGCGCTCGGCCATGGCCTTGTAGTCGTCGCGCATGTCGCGGTAGAGCTGCTGCACGTCAACGGGTAATGCATTGAAGGCCGTTTGCAGCTTGGCGTGCGCGTTCACCCAGGCCGGCTTCATGCCGGGCGGCATCGGCAAGGCTGGATCCACGCCCCACACGGTCGCCAAGTTCATGATGTCGGCCAGGTCATCCATGGCCTTCTGGCCGTGCTGCTTGCGGGTATCGCGCATCTGCTTGACGCGCTCATCGCCCTGGGCCTGCAGCTGCTGCCGCAAGCCAGCCTGCTTGGTCTGTGCCTTGATCGCCCGCATCAGGGACGGCAGTTTGTCGGCGTAGGACTTGGCCAGGTGCCACGTCGGCACAAGGCGGGTTGCCATGGCAAAGCCCCAGCGACTGGACTCCTGGGATTGCGCGAGTGCGCGCTTTAGATCGGAGAGGCGGGTGTCATCCTGGGCCGCGCGGCCTGCATCCCAGCTGGATTCGTTGGGAGCCGAATAGCGAATCCCGGCCAGCGCCGGGTCTAGTCCGTCCCGCCGTAGCTGGCGGCTGATTTGATCCAGTACAGATCGCCCGGCCACTGCTCCTGCGCTTTCTTCGACAAGGGTCTGATAGAGCGCCGCTGTTTTAAGCGTCGCGCTTCCGACAAGACCCCGCGTGCGTGCATCAGTTCCGAATGCCTCTCCTGCGGCGACCAGGAATCCCATTCCTTGTCGAGACAGAGATAGGGCGCTGTTTGTAGCGATGCGCTTAAAGTCATTGTCTGTAACGACCTTTCCACTTCCATCAACAAACTGTCGATGTTCAAAATCGTAGCGGACATCTGCAATCTCCGGGGCCAGCGCAACAGTATTAGCGTAACTGGTTTCCAGCAGGTTGTGCATGTTTTCCGCGTCGTTGTCCGACCACTGCAACGGTGTCGCCAGCTTGGCTGCCTGCTCATGCTCTTCCAGCCAGAAGTAATGCCGATTCATCCCCGTTACCGGGTCGTATCCGACGCCATCAACAGGCGACATTTGCTTGACGTGCGGGTGCAGAAATTCAGTCGTGCCAAATTTGAGCGCCAGGCTCGCCATTTGCTCGGTGCGGCGGAACAGGGCTTTGATGCTTAAGTCCGCAGGATCGCCAGCAAACACCTTCCCGGTGTTGTAGGCGTAATTCCCGACGATGCTATACAGCAGAGAACCCTTGGACGTGGTTGATTTCAACTGGCTGGCGTCAACGTAGACATGGCCATTCGTCTGCTCGACAATCGCGGCCTGCTTGCCGTCCGGCATGGTCAGAATGTAATTCTTGTCGCCGGTTTCCTTGTCCACAATCGGCTCGCCAATCTGCACTGCGCCATCAGATACTACGCGCGCAACGTCGGCCAGTGACTGCATCGACTTCGGCGCAGTCGGATACTGGAACATGCTGGTATCCGTGTCGCTCTTGCCTACCCGGCTCAGGATCGACAGCCATTCAGCCGCGCGATTGCTCTTTGCCGCGTTGTACCGCACCCCGCCGCCATTCGGCCCTGCAGGCTTCCCCTTGCCCTCAACGTGCCGGCGCGCGTTTGCCAGCATCAGGCGAATGTCATCATCGCTGAATTTAATGTCCACGCCCAGCTTGCGCAGCCAGGCCTTCATCTGCGCGACGATGTGCCGCACAATCGGCATCTGCTGCCAGTCCGGCAGGTTCGCCAGATCCGCAAGCGCCTCTTCCGCCCACAGTGCATGGCGCTCGCTCTCGGCCATGTCATCGCCCTTGTAGGCGTGCTGCCTGCCCTTGGCGTCGGCCATTTCCTTGACCATTGCGTTGGTGTCGTAGGCGCGCGCAAGCAGCTTTTCCAGTCTGTTGCCATAGATCGCACGCAGGCCGTGATGCCCGAGCGTTTCGTGAATGGCGGTGAAAATGAGCTGGCGCGGGCTGGCGTTGTTGCTGGCAATCAGATACACCTTGCCGTCGTAGTACAGACCGTAAGAGCCGGTCGCACCATCGCGGTACAGCGCGCCAGCAAGCTCAATCGGCAGATCAGTCCAGTCCTGCACCACGATCATGGGCGGCTTGTTCGCCCAATTCTGCGTCAGGTTCTCGATGTGGATTTCCGCCGACTCTTTGCGCATGCCACGGCGGAATGCCGGCTGATCGCGCATGCGGGCGGTGTCGGCGTTGGTCGCGGAGTATTTAACCTTGTAGGTCGTCAGCCCCTGCTTGTTGGCCTCTTTCTCGACCAGCTCGCGGGCCTCGGCTTCCTGGCGCAGCAAATCCTTGTGGTCCGACTCAGCACGGATCAACTCAACGCGCAGATCGTGACGACCATCCTTGATTTGTTGGCGCAACTGCTTGACGCGCTGCCACGCCTGTTCTTTCTGCGTCGTGTATGTCGCAAGACGGCCAGATGCAATCGCGGCGGCGGTGCCGTGGTCTTGCTCGTTCAGCGATGAAGGTTTGATGTACGTCCGCGCAGATGCTTTTCCCTCTGCAACAGGCGAGTCGGACGGCTTGGCTTCGGGCTGGGCGGGGGCTATACTTTGCTCATGCCCGACTGCAGGCTGAGTAGGTGAAGTACCGGATGCCGGTGTGGAACTCTCAGAGATACCAGTCGGGCTTTCTTCATTATCGAACAGCATGTGTTCGTAGTAGCGGTTACCATCATTGTGCTCGCGGACAACCAGCGTCACGTCATACAGGACGCCATCAATATTGATGTTGCCCTGGTATCGACTGACCGATGCCGGGTCGCGCTTCCCATAACGGTTCTGCTCTGTGCCAATGAGTTTGGCAGTTTTTAGCATGTCCTCGACGTGCAGCGTTGACAGCGCGTTCTGCCAAGATGGCTGCCCGATGTTCAGGTTGTGCTTGATGCCTTGCCACGACACAACAATGGCGCGTCCATCGGCGGCAATGACTGGTATCCCCACTTTCCCAGCGTATCGCTCCCTTGCTATTTCACGAACAGCTTCACGATACGCATCAGTATCTGCTTTATCAGCGGGAACCTCATCGCTTCGTGCAACGGGAACCTGTCGATTTTCGGCCTCAGAATCGGCGCGTTCGGCTGATGTGTCGATGGCGTCGGCAGATTGCTCGGTAGCCTCCTGCTCTGCGCGCCAGTCGTCATAGGCCTTGCCAGTGTGCTGCTCGAACTTGGTCAGCAGCGCCGCATCGTCCACGCCGTGCAATCGCGCCACCTCGATTGCATTCCCTAGATCGTTGGTTTGCTCATGCAGGAAAGCCAGCGCATCGGCGTTTAGTGCGTGTGCAGTATCACCATCGCCGGCGCTGCGCGCTTTACTGGCAGATACATCTAGCCGGGCGCGCTCTTGTTCGTCCTGTTTCACCGCATCGACAAAGCCCTTCACCACCCCCGGCGCAGTCTTGGCCGTGACATCGGGCGGTACTCGCCGGTTCGGCGCACTTGCATTCAGGCTGCTACGGTTAGCTGCATCAAATTTCTTGCGGAAGTCGGCCAGATGCTCTTGTGTGTTCAGTACCTTGAATTTGCCGTCACCCGGAATATCGATAGTGACATAGGCGGCATCACCATAAGCCTGCCGGTAGGCGGCTGTGGCACGCCGCATGGCCTCTGCCCTTGCTGCCGGCGCGTGCTTCGACCAATCCTCCTTGTTCATATTCTGCAGGCTAGGCGCAGCTGCCTGCGCCTCATCCACCTGCCGCAATCCCTCGATCAGCACATCAGCGCGGCTACTGTCTTTCAAGCGTTTCGCGCCGGTTGCGACGGATTTCTGCATCACTGCCGCCGACGCAACTTCAATCTGCTTGCCCTCGATATGGACGGCGCTACCCGTATCGCCCTGCACGCCTTGATTGTCATTGCCTACACGCGCATACCCTTGCTGGTAGGCCATCAAGGCCGCATCACGGCTGGGGTGCGTTTCTACACTGCTGCCGTTGCGCACATTCAGCCGCCAGCGCCCGTCCGCCATCTCGCTGATGGTCGCGTCGTGATGCTGCTCGGTCTGCACCGGCACATTCGGCAGCGCTTCCTTGGCCTGCGACTTGCCGACACGCACCAGCGGCTTTGCGCCCTTGCCGGTTACCGCCTTGATGCCCAAGTCTTTCAGGCGGGCAGCAATGGCCTGTGCTTCTTCGTGACTGGCCGGGCGAATGTCAAGCGTGCCGGACGGCTGAATGGCTGCGGTGGTTTTTGCCTGATCGGCAGCCGGCGCTTGCTTCGTGGCAGGCGCAAATTCCTGCGCTGGAGCGGCTTGCGGTGCTTGCTGGGTATTTGATGTGGCGGCGTCTTTTGACAGAACTTGTTGCGCCTGACTGTATGGAACAAAGCGCACAGTGGGGAATCGTTCTTGTAAGGCGGGGATCGTGTTTGCCACGCCATCAGCCACCAGCACGGTATGAATGCCATCGCGCGTCAGGTTGCCGCCGCGCGGGCCAAGAACAATAAATGCCCCGTCCTTGTACGCGCCACCCGATGCAGTCCCAAGCCCAGCCCCAGTGCCGCTGCCAGAGGTCAGCGGGGCGGTGTCGAATCGTCTGGTGTTGTTGATGCCACTGGTAAGCAGATTAAGCAGCGCGCCCAGCTGGTTGCCCTTGGCGATGCCGTGCGCGTCGTACTGGCCGCCAACTTCAGGAGTTACCCCGCCCGCCTCGTACCACGCCTCGAAATGGTCGTGACGAATACGGTCGCCATCACTATCGAAGTGCGCGGCGTTCCACGCATTGCGGATCTTGCTGTTCTCCGGTGCGGCAATGGCTGCATCGGCTGCGTGGGTAACGTCAAACTGCGATTGCCCACTGCTTGAATTGGGCATCGTCACGGCAGCATCAGTATCCGCCATTTGCTCAGACATACCCTGCACATTGGTCGGCCCGGCATTTGCGGTTTGCGATAAAGCACTCTCGGCCTGCATCTGCTCGGCCACACGCGCACGAATAGCGCTGTCATCCTCTGCCGGCACGTTCTCCCATTGCATGCGCTGCGCATTGTCGCGCGCCCATTGCACCTGCTCGCGAGTGCGGCCCATTTCTTCCGGATTGACGCCGGCCTGCGCGGCGAGATTGGCGCTACTCACATCCTCACGCCATGCGCGACGCTCGTTCGGCTCGGCCTGAATGCGGTCAGCGGTAGGTTGCTCACCCTGCAGCTCCCGCAGCTGCGCCACGGCGTCAGCGTAGATGCCCTGTGCCCGCGCATAAGCCGGGTCACGGCGGAATGCCTCGATGCGCTCCGGACTGCTGTTGCTCTCCACCTTGTTGAACCACGCCAGCACGCCATCACGCGCCTTTTCCAGTTCGGCAATCCGGTTGCGGCGCTGTGTGTCCGGATTCAGGTCAGTCGGATTGCCAGAAAGGTTGCCGCGCTGGTCGCCGTACATCGTGCCGGAATGATCGGGCAGGGCGAGCACCGGCTCAACGCTCTGGCGCGGCGCTTCCGCCTCGCGCGCCACACCCTGCGCGTCAGTTGTCCAGGCTGTGTCGCGGCGCAGCGGGTCACCGGCACCCGCTGGAATGTACTCGCCAGAACGCGCGTTCGATTGCGGCTCGGCCCACGGCATCAGGGCTGTCTGTGCTGGCGCCGCTTCGGCAGCCGCCGCCGCGCGTGCCGCATCCATTTCACCTGACGGCGGCAGGCCAATGCCGGCCAGCGCGGAAGGACTGATTACCGGCGTCACCGGAGCCGCAGCGGCATCGATCAGGCTGTCGGAGCTGGAAGCGGTGGGCCGGCCAAGATTCAGCGCCAGTGACAAACTGGCGGCGTCCACCAGCTCGCGCGGGTTGCGCAGCATGCTCGCCGCGCCAGCATTCAGGCCGGAGCCGACGACCGAGCCAATCGCGGCGGCGCGCAGATCGTCCGGCAGCTTGTCGGCATATTGCTGCCAATCGCCCGCGCGGCGTCCGCCCATGCCTTCGCCCTGGTCAACCAGCCCTTGTACGGCGGCGGCGGTCATTTCGCCGGGAATGTCGGTCAGTTGAGAGGCCAGCAGGCCGCCAAGGCCACTGCGCTTGCCGATGTAGTTCGCCACGCCCTGCGCAGCAATCTTCTCGGTCAGGCCTTCAGTCATCGCGTGCTGACCGCCGATAACGATGGATTCCAGCACACTGCGGCCGGTGTCGCGGGACTCGCCGTACTTGTCGAAGCCGGATGTACCCATGCCATAGGCAATCATCGGGGAGGCCGCGCCACCACTGATTGCGGTCGCAAGCAGGCCGGGCGACTGGCGCGCGAATGATTGCACGCCCTGCCACACCTCCGAATCCTTGCCGCCCTGCCATTGCGCGTCGGCCATGGCTTGATTCATCTGCTGCTGGCCCTGTGCGCCGATCTGCTGCAGGTAGTCGATGCCGGTGAGGTCGCCAGCCAGGCGGTTGATGCCCGCGCCAAGGGCGCCGATGCCCGCCACGACCTGCGTACCCATGTCGCGGCTCTGCCCACCAATTTGATTCAGCAGCGTGCGGCCGGGGCCGCCGATGACCTCGCCCACCGCTTCGGCGGCGCGCCCCAGCAATCCCTTATTGCCCTCGGCCGTGCGCAGCATGGCGGCTTCACGCGCGCGCTGGTCACGAGCTGCCGCGAAATCCTCAAAATTCGGGTAGTCCGCGCGTGCGCTACTGGTCTGCCACTTCCTGAAGAGTGCCAGTGCCGCTGGGTCAGCCGGCGGCTGATTGGCCGGGCGCGTGTAGTAGCTGGGCATGTCGCCCGCCATGCGCTCAACCTCCACCGGGTTCAGGTTGGCGTTGCCTGCCGGCGCCGCAGACACCCCCAAAACTGCTGCGTAGTCTTCAAAGGTTGGCGTGACTTGGCGTCGGGTCATTCGCGACTCTCAATAAAAAAGCCCCACGGCGCAAACCGTGAGGCTGAAATAGAAAAAGCCCGCGCAGGGCGGGCTTTGGGTAATTTAGCAAAATCGTACCACAGGAACGCCGCGCCTACTCCAGGCCCTGTACCTGCTTGAAATACGCGCCATAGTTGTTGCCGACCTGCGAAAGCAAACCAGCCTTTGCGATGTCGTCCGGGCGTTGCTTGGCTGCCGATTCAGCCCGCTGGGCCTGCAGCGCCTTGAATTGCGTGTTGAACACCTGAAAGGCCCGCGGCTCTGTTTGCAGGTAACGCAAATTCTGGTCGCTGGGATTGGCCAACGCCTTGCTCACCGCATCCTGCTCATGGGGCGACAACTTCACGGCCTGCACGGATCGCGTCTTCGGGTCGAGCTCCACCGCGTAGCCCATCAGATTGGCCTGCTGCGCCTGCGCCGCGGCTTTCAGTTGTCGCTGCAGCGGATCATTGGCATCTGCATTGGCTCGTGCCTGCGCCGAGCGCGCCAGCGCCAGCCGAGCGCCCTCCATGTCCAGCTGCCGCTGATCAACGTTCTTGCGGTGACTGAACTGGTCTTGCTGGAGCTGGAAGCCCTTCCCCCACTGCTCATCCTGAACAGCAAATCGTGCATCCTGGCGTTGATTGTTGAGATCCCGGTCTTCCACCTGCCAGCCGCGCTGTTTGTCGTTTTCCTGGCCCTGCAGCTCCGCCCGGAGCCGGGTCAGAAACGTGTCCTGCTCGTGGCGCTTGTCCTGCAGCTCCAGCACATTGCGGTGCTGAATCTCCTTCTCGGCGCCGTCCGCCACAAATCTGCCGCCCCCGACCAGAGCTCCCAGTAACCCCTGCCCCCAGCCACTCATTGCATTGCTCCTTGCGCTTGTTGCCCCTGCGGCGATTGCTGCGCGCCGCGCTGGTTGTCCTGCGCGCCATACTGGCGGAAGTAGCGGTCTGCCGCGTCCAGCACCTGCCGGGCCGCCGGCTCTTGCTGCTCACCCTCGATCAGACCCAGCTTTTCGGCCAGCTCCGTTGCCATGCTCGCCACCACAGCCAGCAGCTGAATCTGCCCTTGCGGCGGCACGGGCGTGCCCCGCTTGCGCGCGGTGCGGATGGTCGAGCGTGTCGCCTGCGCGGCAAACTCGCCGGCCTCGTCCAGTGCGTCGCCCTTTCCATCGGTGAGGCGCTGCACCATCAGCTGGGTGCGCTGCGGGTCGCCATACATCACCTCATGGGCAATGACGATGGCCGCTTGCAGCGGGTTGCCGCCTGGTGGCTGCTGCCCCTGCGGGTGTGCTTGCGGCTGTTGCGGCGTAGCCTGCGCCATATCGAGAAGTCCCATACTCACGCTCCGAACGATTTGCGATTGAGGAGGTCGGTCATCACCGGCACGGCGCGCATTTCGCGCTGGAATTGCTGATCGCGTTTTTGCTCTTCCTCGCGCGCCTTCATTTGCTCTTGCAGCATCTTCTTGCTGGCGCTTTGCTGCATCAGGCCCTGCGCGCCACCGGCAATCAGCGAGCCCAGCAGTCCACGCGTTTCCGGCTTGGCCTCGTTCCAGGCCTTGCCGACCGAGTCCAGCATATTGCTCATGAAGCCCCCGCCCAGTGCACCGAATACGCTGCTCGTCGGCGCGCCGTAGCTGGACTGCAGGGCGTTGCTCAAACTCTGGTCGATGGGCAGCCAGCCGCCTTGCAAGGATTCAAGGCTAAAGGCCGGCGAGCTACTACCCCCGGCAGCCGCCGCCATCCAGCCGAAATCCGCATCGCCAAGGCTGCTGAAGTCGGTCTGAAACGTGTCCGCCGACACGGATGGATCAAACACCGTCACCGTGTCCGGATTGCTGTAGCTGTTGGTTGTGGCGAAGTCGAACACCCCGCCGAATGCGTCTGTCATGATTTCCCTCACCACAGTTGGACGTTGGATTTGACCGGCGCATATTGCTGCGCCGCCCAGCGGATTTGCGCGACGGCATCAGTGATGCTGCCGGCTGGCTTTGCACCCTTGGCACCTGCGTCATGATTTGGATTGGTGCTGAAGTTGCCGCCCCCGGAATCAGCGCCGACGTTCCCGGCGTTGTCGGCCACGCTGCCGCCATTGACTGTCGATTGCCCAAGGGCGTTGCCGGCCCAGCCGCCCAGCTTGCTGCCTATGATCGCGCCGGGCTGGCCGGCCAGAGTGGACCCCAGTAGCCCGCCAAGGTTGGAGCCCAGGACACCGCCGGCCAGGCCGGCCAACGCACCGGGGTTATCGCCACTCACCGTCTGGTAGCCCGCCAGCAGGCCATTGGCAACCAGCCCCGCCACCGGACTGGCCATGCCGGCGAGATTCGCGCCGGCCCCGGCCAGCGCATAGGCGCGCGCCTTGGCGGCGGCACTGGTGTAGCCGCCCGCATCCAGTGCGCCAGCGCGCTGCATGTTGTCCGCCAGGCTGCCCAGCAGGCCTACGCCGGGAATCGCGCTACCAATGGTGTTGGTCAAGGCGCCAAGCGTCTGCGCCGCCTTCACAGCCGAGAATGCCTTGCCGGCATCCACCGCCTCGCCGTTTTTGGCTGCGTCGCGGCTGTCGCCGTTCAGCATGGCATCCGTGGCCCACCCCAGCGCGGTATCGACCGGCCCAAGGGCATTCAGCCCCGCCAGCGCACTGAAACTGGCGCTGGGCAGGCTGGCGTACTGAGCAGCCAGTGCCGCATCGTTGACACCCAGCCGGCTGGCGTAAAACTGTGCTGCTTTGATCTGGCTCGGCGTGGTGGCCGATAAAAACGCCTTGGGGTCGGTCGCAAAGGCCTGCTGCTGCTCTTCCGCCAGTCGCGCCAGATCATTGTGCAGCGACACGGCGCGGCTGGTGTTCTCGCCCCCTGTCCAGCCCCCCATGCCGCCAATGCCGCCAACGGCCTCGGTGACACTGTTCGCCCCCCAGCCATTGCTGGCATTCGATTCGCCACTGTCAGTCCCTACCCCGGCAAAGCCATACCCGCCATTGTCTGCCGCGCCATTCTGTTCGCCGCTGGCTCTGCCGCCGTTACCGCCTTGGTTGCCGCCACCGTAGCCTCCAAAGCCGCCACTGGTGCCGACGCCGCCGTAGCCATAGCCCCCGTTCGTGCCGCCCGATCCGCTATACCCGCCCATCAGATCGCCCCGCCACCATAGATGGCATTCATATTGGCAATGGCGGACTCCTTGTCTGCGGCCGGCATGTTGCTGGTCATGATCCCGTAGATGCGATTCGCATAATCACTCAGGAAGTTCTGGCCGATCTGCAGCCTCGACAGGTCGAGCTTGGATTGATCAAGCCCATACTGCTTTGCGGCGGTATCGATGGTGGCTTTCAGGCGCTCGCGGTCAAGCGCAAGGCTGTCGCCCCATTTCTTCTTGTCGAAGGCCATGCCTTGCTGCCACTTGTCCCGGTCGAGCCCCAGCGACTGATTGAACTGACTGGCCTGCAGATCAAGCGAGCGACTGAACTGGCTGGCCTGCAGATTAAGCGAGCGACTGAACTGATCAACCTGATCGCCTCGGCGCGTCCAATCCAGCTCGCCCTGGGATAGCGCGTCCGTGATCGCGCCCTGAGTAATGCTGGAGTTCAGCAAACCGCGCTCATTGGCGTTTTCGTTGACTCGCCGGATCAGTGCTTCACGCACGCTGCCCGGCATACCCTGTGCGACGGATCCCAGTAATCCGGCGCCCCCTTGGCCGCCGACCTGACTGCCGGCGCCCCCTTGGCCGCCGACCTGACTGCCGGCGCCCCCTTGGCCGCCGACCTGACTGCCGGCGGCATCATTGCCGCGCGGCGGCTCAATCGCCCCCGAGCCAACCATCCCATTCTGGGTGTTGAACACGGGCTGGTTATTGCTGCCGCCCGCCTCGCCGCGCACCGTCAGCAAGTCACGTGCAGACACCGCAAGGCCGTTGGCCTTGGCAAAGTCGAGAAACGCCTGCTCGCCGGCACCGGTACGGCGAAACAGATCGGCCATGCCAGCCGTTGAATAGTCGGTCAGACCGACCTGATTGCCAGCGGCATCGAACACCCCCAGGCCGAGCTTGCCACCGTACATTTCACTGTTCGTGTGGTTCGACTTGGCTGCCTTGAGGGTGAGGCCATTGCCCAGCGTTGAACTGAAATTGCCAAGCCCGCCCCATTTGCTGTCGGTCACGTCACCATTGCTGAGAAACAGCGTCCCGGCAGCCTTCATCGGGTCGTTGTAACGGGGATTGCTGGATGTGTCGGTGGCAAGCAAGCCAGGCTGCGCGGCCTTCACCATGCCTTGCAGGGTCGCACTGTCGAGCCCGAGATTACCGGGCGCGGTGCTGATGTTTGATTTGGTGCTGCTGATCGCCACATTGCCATTCAGTAGCGGCGATGGCGTCAAGCCACTGGTGTCGAAGGTTGAATCGAACCATTTTTTCGCGCTCTCAGCCGTGTGTCCGCCCTTGAGCAACAGTGCCGCGTTTTTGTCGTATTGCTCTTGCGTAATCTTGGCCAGGCCCATGATGCCTCCTTGCAATAAAAAACCCCGCCGAAGCGGGGTTGTATGTGGTCTATTGGGCGGTCAGGCCGGCCAGCCGGCGTGAATGTCGTAAGTGTCCAGCGCGTCGTCTGGCAGCGCGGCGATGGCGGCGATGTGCGCGGCTTCAGCAGCAAAAGCCGCGTCGACGTGCGCATTGCACGCCAGTGCCACCGCTTTCAGCTCATCCGGCGTTACGGCGCGGAACTGCTGATCGGCGAACTTCCAGTGCGCTGGCCAGCTGTTGAGCAACTCGCCGGTGACAATCGCGCTGGTCAGCACGGCGCGAGCGTCGCGCTCGGTCAGCACCGGCACCTCGCCCCAGCGCGTGCCTGCGGTTTCCGCCTGCCAGCGCCGGGCAGCGAGCCGTGCCAGCAACCCTTCGCGAAGCGTGGGCGGCGGCTGATCCGTTGCAACGATGGCCGCGCCATTCCACACGGCGAACTCACCAGCGCCCAGCGCCGGCATCGGGCCGGGCGCGAATCCTGGCGGCACAGCATCGCCGGCCAGTTCAATCTGCCCACTGATGTAGCCGCCAGGCCCGATCCGGTAAAAAGTATTCATCGTCATGCTGTGGCCCTGATGTAGTTGCGCACGGTGTCCGACAGCGCCGGCACGCTAAACCGTGTCGCATGATCGTAAGACGGCGTGTAGCGGTAAAGGGCTGCCTCGCTTTGATTTTTCAGCAATACGATACGGCCTGAGCTATCCATGCCGCCAGGCCCGATGCCAGCCAGATCGGCCTTGACCAGCGTCCAGCGCATTCCGTCGATAGTCGCCACAGTCTTGTCCCCTGCTGCTCTGGCAACCAGGAAGTCACCGAATCGCTCAATGAAGTCAAAATTGTCCGTAGACAAGGCCACGGACGAAATCACCAACGCCCATGTCGCCCCGTTGTCCGTGCTGCGGTACAGGCCGCCGCTCGCGGCGGCGAAGACAAAGCTGCCGCCAACGCTGCGAAGACAGCGCATCCTCGGAACTGCTGGGGCGTCCGGCTTGTTCGCCCATGTCGTGCCGGCGTCTGTGCTGAGTGACACCTTGCCAGTGTGGCTAATCGCCATGACAGTCGCGCCGATTGCCGCCAAGCCGTAAACAGATTGCGACGCGTCGAAGGATGACGTGCGCGTAGTCAGTGGGGCTGATGCACCAGTGGCGATGTATGGGTCTGTTAGGCCGGAGTTTCGACCCCCTACAACAATGACACCGCCGTCAGTGATGCAGGCTGCGTAGCAGTAAGCAACTGTTGATGAACTCCAGTTCGCCCCGCCATTTGTCGTAATGGCATATTTCGGTCCGGTTACCTCCAAGCCGATTACCGCCTTTTCGGCGCGCGCCGCGCAGAGTTTTGCAGCCGAGGAAGTTGGAGCGCCGGAGCCGGTATTCCACGGCCCATCAGGTGAACTTGCATACCGCGCTGTGCCGCCTGTGCTGTATGTGTACCAGTGACTACCACCACCAGCGAAGCCGCCCGACTCCGGAGCCGGAATGGGGCTGATGGTCGCCACAGACCAGAGCAAATTTTGATGCCCGACTAGCGCCGACAGGTCGGGGTAGCTGGCTTTCAGGTAATTGCTGCCATCGCAGAGCAGGAAACCGGTCGGCGCGGCAAGCCTGGCGCTCACCAGCACATCGCCAATCCCAAGGCGCAGCCCGCTTGCCGCCAAGGCATTCAGCTTCTGCACCGCCGCCAGAAGCGAGTCGGTAGGAGTGACCTCCTGTGCGGGGCCAGACACGAAGCCGGACAGCACCGTTGCCAGCGAGGTTGCGGCTGCAGCGGCAGCACTGGCTGCCGCTGCAGCCTGGCTGTTTGCTGCGGCAACCTGGCTGTTTTCGGCCGAGAGAGCACTGTTTGCCGCGCTGATGGCGCTGGCATTGGCCGCCGTCGCACTATCCTGCGCCGCGTTGGCATTGCTCTCCGCAGCGCCAAACTGCGCCTCAAGCGCAGTGAGCTCGGCCAGGCGCAGCGGCTCACCCGCACTCAACGGTACTGGCAGGTTGAGAATGCGTTTGCTCTTGGCGTCCAGGTTGTCGGTCAAGCCCTGCGCGTAATGCACAGCCTTGGCTTCGACCGACCGAAACGCCGTATCAGTCGCGGCATTGAGATTGTTCACGTCGCTGGCGCGGGCGATCGCCCCGTCGATCAGCGCCGGGTTGCTGTAGTTAAAATGCGTGCCGCTCATCGCCGACCGCTCCACGGATTGAATTGATACATGGCCTGCCGTAGTGTGAAGGCGCTCAGGCTGGCGGATTCGCTGAATAACAAGGCGCTGAATTGCCGACCCACACCCGACACGCAGGCGTATTCGTCAGCAGCGGGTGATATACCCCAGTGGAATCCCCCCCATGCGCCCGTGCCATATAGCCCGGCGTCGCCGTGCCCGGCGAACATCCCCGCGTCCGGGTTTTGCGCGACATCCTCGTTCTCGACGGTAAAACGCAGCGGCACCGGTGCGTCGCAATCCATCAGCAGGCCGAAGCGAAACAGGCGTTTCTTGGTTTGCGCGTCACCCAGCCCGGAAAACACCGTGCGGATATACGCGGCGATGGGCGCACCGGCAAAACTCGTCAATCCAGCGCGCATGCGATACACCGCGCCATCGCTCGCGCCGAAATACAGCGCCGCGTCATCACTGGCCAATGCGCTGACCGTCCAGGGCAGGAAAAAGCGCATCCATTGCGGCGCGCCGCCGGCCTGATGGGTCAGCAACCAGCCCGTCCGGTCACCGTCCTGCAGCACACCCAGCGAATCATTGAGCTTGCCAATCGCCCGCCAAAAACCACGCCAGCGCGGGCGGATGCGCGTGAGCAGCGACACCGAGTCAGCATCGCCAAACGTTTGCACGGCTTGAATGCCATTCACGCCGCCTTGCCACAGGGCCAGCATCTCGCCGCCGACTTCGATGAAACGTTGCGCACCGGTCGCTGTGGTGATGGTTTTCTGCGCCATGCTGGCGGTACTTGCTCCGGTCAGCATGTTGACGCGATTGGCGCAGCCGACCAGCAGGGCATCATCACGCCACGGCTGCAGTGTCTGCACCGCGTCACCCATGCCAAACTCGACACCGCCCGTTGCGCTGGTCGGGTTGCCCAGGCCGGAGCCTTGCACCGACCCCGCCGCCGCCAGCCAGAGCCGGTTTTGATGGCAGGCTAACGCGGCAGCACTGCCGCCAGCCAGCCAGGTGATCGCGGTCAGCGTCGCGCCATCCCACTGGTACGCCTTGTTGTCCACGCCGTTGATGAAGTACAGGCGCACCGCGCCAGCAGCCCCAGAAAACGCATAGCTGACCGCCTGAATTTCCCCGCCCGCCGTAATCGTGGTGGCCGAGCCGACCTCGCTCCAGCCGCTCGCCGTGGCCTTGTACATGCGCAGGCGCGTATTGCCGGCGTCATTGCGCCAGCCGTACAGCTCGCCCTTGTAGACCGCCAGTCCGCGCACCGGGCCAGCGCCGGGAATTGCTGCTGCTGACACCGTGCGACCGTCGTATAACTCCGCGCCATCCAGACGGCGATAGCCGCCCTCCGGCAAAGCCCGGAAATTCTCGCCGGCCAGCAAAAAGCCAGGCTGCGCATCACCCAGTACATCGAGCCCGCCCGCCAGCGGAAACTGTGTGGCGCGCCAGCTCATGCCAGCGGCTCCAGCTCAACACGCAGCGGCAGCAGCGCATTCATCGCACGACTCAACGTCGCCTGGTAATCCCGTTCGGCGGTCACGTACAGGCCCGGCACCTCCTCATGCTTGGCGTACAGCATCAGCGCCCGCCAGACGATGGCCAGATGGTATTGCTCTGGCAGCAAGGGCACATCAAGGCTAGCCGCCAATACCTGCTGGGGCTTCAAGCCAATCAGCTGTGCCGCATAATCAACTTCCGGCGCCCGATTGAAGCGCACTTCACCCGGCAGCAGCTGCGTCCAGACGGAGGGCTGCCCCTGTTCAATCACCGGATAGCTCGGCACGAACACATCAGCGGGCAGATGGCGCAGCCCGGTGATCACCTCAACCTTGCCGATCTGCGCACTGGTCAGCGCCGATTGCCCGGCCAGTAATGTCGCCGGCACGCTAACGTGTCGCCACGGCCACGGCTCGGTATCGATTTCTGTCCACGCATCCGCCGTCCAGTTCACCAGCTTGGCGAACATGCCGGACTGCCCGGTCACCGCTTGTGGCGGATTGCCAGACAGCCCGGCTTCGGCGTGCAGACGTTGCACCAGTTGCAGGTAGTTCATGGCTTAGGCCTCGCCCAGCACCTGATACGGGTAGGTCGGCGCGTCGTATTCGATCAGCTCGCCGCCCTGGTTCTTGTACTTCTTCTGCACTGCTGCGCGCAGCACGTCGATCAGCGGCTCGACCACCAGCACCTCCTGGTCGCGCGGGATCAGGAACAGCTTGAAATTCAGGCCGATCTGCACCGGTTGGGTGTCTTGCTCGGTGGCCGGAATGGTCACGCGCAACACCTTGGCGTCGGGATAATCTTTGCCGCCAACTACAATTTTGGAATCCCCGCCGGAGGCTTTGTGAATTGTTGCCATGCTTTGTATCTCCACAAATAGAAACCCCCGCACACGGCGGGGGTCTGATTCAGTTACCCAGGATTACAGTGCGGTCACTGCGGTTTCGATGCGCAGCACCCACGACTGGTTAGCAATCCAGGCCGCGAAATACTGCTTCCAGCCGACCGTGCCTTTCTGGCCCAGCGGGTTGGCAACGCTGATGTTGTCCGGAGGGGATACCATCAGTTTTTCAAAGGCCTTCTTGCCAACTGTGGTGCGACCCCAGCCTTCGTCACCGAAGACGATGATGGGGTACACGTCCGCCGACGTGCCGCTGGTGGACACCATCGTGCCCTTCGCGCCGCCGCCGTCGGCCCATTTGGGCATCAGCGGCGTCAGGCAAAAGCGGATGTCGCCCCAGGCGCCAACTTCGCCCGGAAGCAGCTCGGTCTGGCCCTGGTACTGGTCGCACGACTTCCAGTTCGGCAGCTGCTCCAGATCAGCCAGCGAGTCGGTGTGGCCCAGGCCGATAAAGGCCGGCTTGATGTTGACAGTTTGCTGAGCAGCGCTGGATTTCACGAACTGCGTTACGCGCTTGGCGCGCATGCGCATCAGAAACTGCACTGCACCACGCAGCTTGGTGGCAGAGATAACGGAATTGACGGCATTACGGGCTGCGCCGTTGGTGTAGGCCACGTTGGTGCCGCCACGCAGCACACCCAGCGTTACCAGTTCGATAGTTTCCGCGCGCTGCTCGCCGCACAGCTTGCCGGCATCCTTCAGTACCGGGCAGTCGGAAATGTCGTGCACCACATCGGTCAGCTCGACCACATCGCCGTATTGACCGATGGTCACATCGACGTTTTCATACGCCATCGCCTTGGCGGTCGGCGCGACGCCTTCGGCCAGCGGCGTGGTATTGGCCGCAAACGGCGTCGGACGCTTGTATTTCACCGTGCCATTGGAGCGATTGGCCGGCAGTTCGCGGGTCATACCCAGCTTGGCCACGACTTCGATGGGTTCGGCGTGCGCCAGGTAGTTGGCATCGATAAAGGCCTGCTGCACATTGGTCAGCGAGGCTTGAGTGGTAGTAGCCATTGGCTATGTTCCTTATTTCAGGACGCCGGCCTTGCGCAGTTGCGCGTTGAGCAGTGCGTCATAATCATCAACGGCGGCGGAAGGCGGGGCGGCATTGCCCGGAACGCCTACCGCATTCGCCAGCTTTTGCTGTTTGGCGGCCTGTTGCTGCGCGATGGCGGCATCACGGCCCTGCTTGAACTGAGTGAGGAAGGACGCGGCTGTGGCCGGGTCGTTGGACGACAGAGCGACCGAGCGAATGTCGGTCGGCAGCGTGCCAAGCCAGGCCTGGAACTGCTGCGACGTGCTCACGGCCTGCCAGTCCGGATGCAGTTCAGTCAGGCGGCTCACGGCGGCCTGCTGCGCGGCTTGTTCGCGCTCCTGCTCCAGACGAATCTGCTGTTCGTAGACCGGCGCCACGGCCTGCTCGACGTGCTGAGTGACGGCCTGATGGGCGGTCGCGGCATTGCGAATCAGCTTCGCGGCAGTCGGCGACAGCTCGGCCAGCTCTTGATCAAGCGCGGCCAGCTCCTCGGCGGTCGGCCCACCCGTAGGCGCACCCGACCTCAGTTCTTGCAGTTTGCGTTGCAGCGCAGCCTGGCGACCGGCTTCCGAGCGCAACTGGTGCTGCAGCCGCTGGTTTTCTTCCAGCAGACGCTGCTTTTCTTCGTCAATCACCAGCTCAGCTTCGGCGGCAGCGCCTTGCTGCGGCTCCTTGCTTTGCTCGGGCTCGACTTCGGCTTGCGCTGCCGGCTCGGCTTGCGGCTGCTCAGCAGCGGCAGGCTCTGCGCCGGCAAATTCGGCCAGAAAGGCATCCAGTTCGTTGTCGTAGTTTTGGTCGGCAGCTTGTGCGGCTTCGCTCATGTGCGGCTCCTTTCGTAGCGGCAGAAATGAAAAAACCCGCCTTATGGGCGGGTCGAGTGGGGGTGACGGCCTTTCGGCGGTCAGGTTGAATAATCGGCGTCAGTCTGCAGCTCAGGCTTCTCAGCCAGCCGCAGCAGTCCACGCAGTGCGGCAATGCGCCCGCGCGTGAATTCAACCCAGATTGTCCATTAGCCACTTCGCAGTCCTTGGACAACCGGCGGAGCCGAAGCATTGGCCCAAAGTCCGGAGAACCAGGCGCGTTTGCGGCGGGGAATCGATAGCATCAGGTGGTTCTGCTTGCTGCCCTGACCCCACGCGCCGCCAATCGCCAGCACCAGCCCATGCAGCGTCGACAGCGTGTGCTGAACCCGGGAGCGCAGCACGGCCTGCCGAAACAGGCTCATCAGGTTGTAGGCCAGCATGGCAAAGCCCAGCGCAGCTTCGGTGGCCCAAAA